CGGCGACAAGAGCATGAGGATTACGCTTGAAGTCGATAGCCCTTCGGACAGACTCATCAACGGGATAAATGGTCTACACAAGGCGGACAAACTCATCGGCGTGGCCTTCGCGGAGACGGAACGATGACCGACAGTAAAAAGCGGATGCCAGCGGGTAGACCGTTCAAGAAGGGAGACCCGCGCATCAATAGGCACGGTCCGGTTTCCAAAGATCGACAGGCGTTCACCGTGGAATTCAACAACGCCATCGGCACGCGAGCAGACATCCCGAAGCTCGTCGATAAACTCTGCGCACTCGCCGAGCACGGTATCGAATGGGCCATGAAGGAAGTTTTTGAACGAACGCTCGGCAAGGTCAGCCAGCCCGTGAGCGGCGGCCTAACGGTTGACGGCCATCTCACCATCGAGGTCATCAAGACGTGAAGATCCAAGTCGGCGAACACTTCTTTCCGCTCCTCGATGACGACCATCGCTATCTCGTCCTCTGCGGGGGCAGAGGTTCGGGGAAATCAGAGTTCGCCGCCCGCAAGATATTCCTTCGGTGCATGAAGGAGGGACGGCATCGCTTCCTCATCATGCGCAAGATCAGAAAGACGCTGGAGCAGACCGTCATTCTCGTCATGCGGCGCGTGCTGGCCGAGAACGGCATCGCCCACGAATACAACAAGAGCGACAGGACGATCCATTTCGCCGGGCCGGCCGGGATGAACGAGCTCGTATTCGACGGATTGGACGACCCCGAGAAGATCAAATCCATCGCGGGCATCACGTCCATGTGGATCGAGGAGGCGACGGAGTTCTCCCGAGGGGACTTCCTCAAGGTTGACCTGTGTCTACGTGAGCCCGGGCCGGGCTATCACCAGATCATGATGACCTTCAACCCCCAAGAAGCCCAAGCCCGCTGGCTCAAAGAGATGTTCTTCGGCCCGACGCCGAATGCCCAGGCCCGCGTCCATAACTCGACCGTTGACGACAACCCCATGAAGAAGCTCGATCCGGCGACATGGGCGGCCTACACCGGGACGCTCGACGCGCTCAAGGATCAGGATGAGGCGCTGTGGAAGATATCGCGCCTGGGCCTATGGGCCGCCAGGACGGGGCAAATCTACGCTTGGGACGTTACCCCACTTCCCGAACTCTCCTTCGATGAAGTGTGGTATGGCGGCGACTTCGGCTATTCCGTGAACGAGGCCGCCGTTGTCCGTATTTACCGCAAGGCCGACGAGTTCTGGCTTGAGGAAATTGTCTACCAGAAGGGCCTTACGAACCCGATGCTCGCCTCCGAGATCGCTCATGCCGGGTGTGACCGCAATGCCACGTTCTATTTCGACTCCGCCGAGCCCAAGAGTATCGAGGAGCTTCGCCACGCCGGGCTCAATGTCCGCCCGTGCGAGAAGGGGCCGGATAGCATCCGCGCCGGGATCGACTTCCTCAAGTCGAAGAAGATCCACATCGTCGAGGGGTCGCAGAATCTTTACAACGAAGCATCCGAATACTGTTGGCGCAAGGACAAGAGCGACCGCCCCCTACCTGAGCCGGTGAAGGATCGAGATCACCTGATGGACGCGGCGAGGTACGGAATTTTTACGCATTGCGCACGCGGCGATGTCCGGGTCTGGAGCTTCTAACATGAAGATACTCGGCTTGAATATCACGCGGGCTCCCCAGCGGAAGGAAAGCCCGACATGGCCCGCGATCCTGGCGTTTCTTGCGGGACAGGCGACGGTCTATACCCCCAAGGATTACGCGAAGCTCGCGGAGGCCGGGTATCAGAACTGCGCTCCGGCGTTCGCGGCTATCTCGCTTATCGCCCGCTCGGCGGCCGGCGTCCGGTGGTTCTCATCGCGGAAGCGGTCGGACGGGACCCTGGTCGAGCTCGATAAGAGCCGCTTCACCAACCTGCTCGCTCACCCGAACGAGTACGACGACGGATACCGATTCGTCGAGTCCATCGTCTCCTACAAACTCATGGCCGGAAACTCCTATATCCACAAGGTCCACGGCTTACCGAGTGAGCCGCCACGCTTCCTCTACACGCTCCGGCCGGACAGGATGACGGTCAAGGCGGGCGACAGTAAGGGGCTCGTCCGGGCCTACGCCTACGAGGCGAACGGCATCAAGGTGCCGCTCGATTCCAAGGACACGCTCCACCTCAGGGACTTCCATCCGCTCCATGACTTCTACGGCCTCAGCCGGCTGGAGGTCGCCGCCACGTCCATCGACCTCTCGAACTGGTCTCAGGAATGGAATCTAAACAGCCTTCAAAACGATATGCGTATTCCCGGTGTGCTTCAGCTCAATGGCGTGAACGATGAGCAGTCGAAGAAGATTCGGGCGCAGATAAAGAACGAGCATTCCGGCGCGATGAACGTCGATAAGGCGCTCGTCCTGGAGAACCTTACCGATTCCAAGTGGACGCCGATGGCCATGACCCCCAAGGACGCGGACTGGGGCGAGGCGGAGAAGCGGAACCTCCGCCGCATCTGCGCCATCTTCAACGTCTGGTCGGGGCTCCTGGGGGATACGGAATCGACGACCTATTCGAACTATCAGGAAGGACGGAAGGCGCTCTACCAGGAAGCTGTCCTGCCGGAGCTCGACGGGCTCAAGAATGCACTCAATTCCTGGCTCGGCCCCTTCTTCGGGGATGAAGTCCTCGACTATGACCGGGACAAGATAGAGGCGCTTCAGGAGGATCGGGGCATTAAATATGCCTATCTGAACGGGGCGAAATTCTTGACGGTGAACGAGAAGCGAGCCGAATGCGGATTCGAGGAGATTGGCCCCGAAGGCGATGTCGTTCTCGTCGGCATCGGGGATATCCCCCTGAGTGATGCCGTGGCTACGATAGGCCCTGGCGACGCCGTGGCCAAGTCTTTCCGTCCACTCAAGACGAAATCGCTCGGCGGGTTCTGGCGCGGGGAGACGGAGCGCAAGGCCCTGTGGCAGAACTTCGAACGGCGTGTCGCGGCGAAAGAGCGAGTCCTCGTCCGGGAGATGCAGTCCTACCTCAAGGCCCAAGCCGAGGGCGTCGTTGCGAAGGCGGGCCAGGGCATCGCCCTTGTCGATTCGCTCCTTAACCGGGACGAGGCCGAGAAGTCCTATGTCACGAAATTCAAGGCCCGCTATATGAAGCTCTTCACCACGGCGCTTGCGGCAGGGCGGCGCATGACAGAGGGGAAGCTCTACGATTTCACCGAGGACGACAAGGCCGACGAGCCGGGCATCTCCGACGCGCTCCGCCGGAAGCTCGAAAAGCTCATTGAAGAGACGGCGAAGGTCATTACCGATGAGACGTTGAGCGAGATTCAGGCCGTCCTGCGCGAAGCGACGGGAACGAACCTGACCGTCCAGGAAATCGCCAACGCGCTCAAGGACAAACTCGTTGACCAGATGTCCCCCGTGCGGGCGCGGCGCATAGCGCGGACGGAGACGGGAATGCTCGAGAACTTCGGCAACCTCGAAGGGTTCAAGGAAAACGAATATGTGAATCGCAAGATGTGGCTTTGCTCATTCGTCGAGGCGAGCCGGGATGCTCATATCGAAGCGGACGGCCAGGAGGTCGGGATTGACGATGCGTTCAAGGTCGGCCCGGACCTCATGGACTATCCGCTGGACCGGAGTCACGGGGCGCAGGCAGGAAATATCATCAACTGCCTCTGCGCCATTGCCCCGGTCGTGGAATAGGAGACCAACATGGCCAAGAAACTAGAGACCAAAGAATTCCCCTTCATCCTCACGAAGATGGACGAGGAGGCCGGGACGTTCACCGGCTACGCCTCGATCTGGGACATCATCGATAGCTACGGTGACTCCGTGGCGAAGGGCGCGTTCCGCAAAACGCTCCGCGATAACGAGTCCTTCCCGATGTTGTGGAGTCACAACACCGACACGCCCGTCGGCATCATCACCGGGAAAGAGGACAAGGCCGGACTCGCCGTCGAAGGCCAACTCAATCTCGACGTGGAGCGAGCGCGGGACATCCGCTCCCTGATGATGCAGAAGGCTATCCGGGGTCTCAGCATCGGTTACCAGACAATGAAGGAGGACGTGGACCGGGACCAGGGGACGCGCATCCTGAAAGAAATCAAACTCTGGGAAATCTCGCCTTGCGTCTTTCAAGCCTGCCCGGGTGCGGTCGTGGAGGGCGTGAAGAGCGAGGTCGTGAATGTCGCGGGCGAACCCGTGGAGCTATGCGAAGAATGTTCGGCACTTCTCAATAAGGAGCCGGAGCAATCCACTCTCGAAGTGAAGCCGCCTGACGATAAGGGTGAGCCGGATTTCTCTATCCACTTGCTCGACGGTTTAATTCTCAAGGTCAAGGAGTGAAAACATGACCGAACAAGAAATGCAGGCGAAGATCGAAACGATCAACGCCGCAAACAACAAGATCATTTCCGACTTCCAGGCCGAGAATGATCGCAAACTGAAGGGCCTGGTGACGGACGCCGCCTTCAAGGACCTCCAGGGCACGTTCGAAAGACGATTCAACGAGGTCAACGTGGAGCTCGCCAAGGTCAAGAGCCCCATCATCGCGGCCGCCGACGGCAAGGAACCGACGCTTCACGCAAAGGCCTTCGAGAAGTTCCTCCGCAAGGGCTCGGGCGCACTCGCGCCGGATGAGATCAAGGTCATGACGATCTCCGACGCGACGACCGGCGGCTACCTGGCCCCGGCTGAGTTCACGAACGAACTCATCAAGAACATCGTCGAGTATTCGCCGATCAGGTCCATCGCCCGCGTCGTCGGGACGACCGCCCGGTCGAAGTATTGGCCCAAGAAGACCACTTCGGCCTCCGCGTCCTGGGTAACGGAGATCGGCACCCGCGCGGAAACGACCAACCCCAAGATCGGGATCGAAGAGATTCCCACGCACGAGATGTACGCCCTGGCCAAAGTCTCAAAGCAGGACCTCGAAGACGCGCAGTTCAACATCCAAGGTTTCGTCAACGAAGAGTTCACCGAGCAGTTCGGCGTCCTCGAAGGGACGGCGTTCGTAGCCGGAGTCGGCACCACGCAGCCCGAGGGCATCCTGACCAATCCGAGCGTCACCGGGTTCACCGGCGTCACCACTTCGGCAAAGATCGTCGCGGATGACCTGAAGCAACTTTTCTTTTCAATCAAGGAACCCTATGCCAAGAACGCCACGTGGCTCTGGAAGCGGTCTTCCACCCTGGCCATCAGCCTGCTCAAGGACACGGTGAGCGGCAACTACCTGTGGCAGTATGGCTTGCAGCTGGGTGCACCCGGGAACGTTCTCGGCCGTCCGTACATCGAATGTCCGGACATGCCCGCTGAGGCGGCCAGCGCCAAGGCCGTCGCCTTCGGCGATTTCCGCCGAGGCTACATCATCATCGACCGGGTTGTGATCGAGGTCTTGGAAGACCCCTACTCTTCCAAGAGCACGGGTTGCATCGAGTTCAGCGCCCGGAAGCGGGTCGGCGGCCAGGTCGTCCTCGCTGAGGCCATCAAGATTTACACGCTGAAGGCGTGAAGGAGAGATACCATGAAAGACCTTTATCACGATCTGCTGGCCGCGTATTCAATCTATCCGGCCGCGCTGGGCGCGGCCGCGAAGACGGGAGACGCAATCGTAGACCTCCAGGGCTACGACGGAGCCCTGATCGTTTGCGGCTCGGGCGCGTTGACAGTCGATATGCCCTTCCAGCTCATGCACGGCGATGATGCCGCCCTTGGGGATGCCGCCGCCGTTCCTGACACCGACCTCCTGGGCCTGGAGCCGACGCTTCTCCAAGCCACCGACAACGAGATTAAAACGTTCGGCTACAAGGGCGGCAAGCGCTATCTGAGGGTCGATACCACCGCGGGAACCGGCATCGCATTCGCGGCAATCATCAAGGGCAAGCCGAGGCATGCGCCGGTCATCTGAAACTGAGGCAGGTAAGTTGATTATTCG